ATCTCTGCTAGCTTTTAACTGTGCAGGAGTTCTTTTCTTTTTAATTCTCATAGCAATAGATTCATCTTTTCTATCTGTGTAACCTTGTTTTTTCTTTTTAGAAGATCCGCCTTTTCCGTATGGAAATCTGACATTTGATCTAACACCGTTTTGTCTCATAAATTTTTCTCCTTAACCTATTTATATTGTTTTTAATTATAATTGTCTACCTTATTTTTTCCCATTCCTAAATATTTGTGTACCCTTTATACCAAAAATGCTGGCGCAGACGAGAATCCATAAATTTGTAAACCAGCCCGGAAGTGCCTGGAAATGCTCAAAGAACACTTTAATTTTTTCCATAGCTGCCGGATCATCCGACCAGACCCCATATGCGAGCACCAAAATGGGCAACGTGAGAATCGCAAGAACGACCTCGTCCTTAAAGTCTTTGTCTCTCGATTCTAGAAGTTTACCTTGGTAAGCTTCATCGCCACGAGCTTGTCGCTCTGCGTGTAATAACTGCGCATCGGACATCGCAATTTTTGCCTTCTGTCTGTTAGCATAAATTTTACTGCCAGCAGATACGGCTAACTTAATAGCACTAAACCACATACTAATACCAAGTTGCTTTTTTACTTTTAGACTTAAGCATTCTTCTAGTACCTTTAACCTCAACCTGATCGCCAGTTGGAATTACGTTTCTTTGTATTCCATCTGCACAAGTTTTAGATCTAGTGTCCCATTCCAAATTTTGACTTGGAGTTTTAATATCAACGCCACCGTTTAGGTAACCATCTTTATTAACATCCAATGCTTTATCTGGATAAACTTTATTTGCCATGTATCCTCCTATTTTTTTCTTAATTTGCCCAATGTTATAGCAAATCTTGCTCTTTGTCCAAGTTTTCCTGGTTTCTTAGCAGCTGCTTTTAACTTTGAAGCGGGTATTGTCTTACCTTTTTTAACACCAAGAGATTTTCTTAGTGCTCCAGGTTTTTTTATCGCTTTTTTGATGTTTAATGTCATCTGTTTTCTCCTTTGTACTTTTGAATTTCAATACTTGGTATCATTTTATCTACATTTGGCATAGTTTTACTAAGTATTGTCTTCTCAATTGAAGTATTAGCTCTCATTTTAGCCAAGTCTTCATTTTGTTGAAGTTTGTCATCATGTTCTTGTTGATTCATCATCGCTTTCATACGATCAAGATTAATTTTTTCTTGCCCCTCAATTTTTTTACGTTGATTATCCATCGCTCTAAGGTCTAACTCCCTAGATCTTAGCTTAGCAATTGGATCATTATCAAATTGAGAAGTAATTGCTTTTTCTTCCTTCATGAATTCATCCATCATTTCAGCAATCAACACAGCTTTTCTTGCTTCTATCTTTTGAGACATCTGCATTACCTGCTGTTGAAGCTGTGGATTCTGTTGCGCCATCTGAGTCATCTGTGAAAGCTGCATTAATTCCTGAGGGAACTCTAATTCAATCTGTTCTTGAGACATTAAACTAATATGTTCAAAAACATTTTTCTCCATAGTTGCCATAACCATCGGATTATTTCTAGCAATGTTAGTTGCCATAAAATTTAAATGCGAAGTTATGTGAGCTCTATGATCTTGACCAGGGAAAGCTTGAAAAGGTTTTCCAGATAAAGCCATAATGTTTTCTAAAGCAGGATCCAATGGTTGAGGTGGTTGAGGTTTGATTAATAACGTATCAATATCTTTTACACCTAACGCTTCATACATATTTCTATAAGCTTGATACAAATTATGTATTTGCGGATTTGAGGTTGCCAGCTGCAACTCTGTTTGTGCGAGGGAAATACGCTGAGTTTGAGAAAAGATGTTGGGATCAGCAACTGGCAATATATCCACCCGATCATCAAAGTCTGCTTGTTTAATCAATCTTTGACCCCCAACAATGTCATACGGATATTCCGGTGGTAGATATAACTTGAATACTCTTGCTAATAATCTGAACTCAGATTTTAAAGAAGAGTAAATTCTTTTATGGATAGCAGACATAGTTCTGCTTCCTCTTTCAAGAAGAGCAACAGTTGTACCAACAGCGGCTTGTTGATTACCATCACCTACTTGTAAATCTGCAATTGATGCAAATCTTTGACCTGCATTAACAACAATACCCATTAAGTTTAATAAAGTTGCAGAAGGCTCTTTAAATGGCAACATCATAAATGAATCTTTTAAGTTACCACCTGGAGCATCTACATCTCTAAACTCACCGGGTTGAATTGATTGTGCGTCGTCTCTAATCCTAATACCACGCATCTTAAATCCTGCGGGTAAGTTGGAGAGCGTACCCGCATCCAATAATTGACGAAGAGCTGCAGTTGCAGTTCTAGACAGACCACCAATCATATGGATGAGACCGAAACCATAAAAACCTAGTCCAGGTAAAAACTTAAAGTGGACAAAGTAATCTATTTTATTTTTTTTCGGATCCCCAATTTCGTAATTTCTTTTAATTGCTAAAACGTTTCTTGTCGCTTCTTCAACTGTTACAATGTAAGGTATCTTAATTCCAGAGGGATCACCTGATTCATCTGTATCTTCAAAACCTTCGATGTCTAAATTAATGTGACACTCTAACAAAGTATAAACGTCATCATCTTGAGTTTTTCTTTGGCCTTCTAATTCTCTCTCTTTTTTCTCTACATCGTTTTCAACATTTCTTGGTTGGCCCAACTCAATGTCTCTGTAAAAGCCTGCGACTTGTTGTTTTCTTAATTCGTTTTTAGAAATTTTTACCCGATGGATGATTGCTTCCGCATCGTCTAATGAGGTAGCTGTGTACGGTACAATCAAATCATCTGCAGGTACAAACTTTGATGTTGGCTCTCCTTCAAGTTCATCATAATAAACTTTTTTAAAAGCCGATCCTGCTAAAGGTAAATAGAATAGCATTTGATCAAAGTCTGGCTCATAATCTTTCATTTTTTCCATGAGCTCGTAATTCATAAAATCTTTAACTCTTTGAGCCTGCTGTTGTTTTTCTGGATTAGGTGCTCCAATCACAGCTGTTCTAACTGGCCCGTCTGCTGGTAATAATTCTTTGTAAGCTAAAGCTTGAAACTGTGTGACAGCTTCTGCAAGAACTGGGTGCGTTGCACCACTTGCTCCTTGAAAAGGTTCCGTCTTCATATCGTATTTGAAACCTAATAAATCTAAACCTGTTGTATAAGTTCTTTCCCAATCTTTTCTACCCATTTGGTAGTCCATATATTTTTGAGAAAGGTCTGCTCCCATTTCTTGTAAAACATTGTCTGGTAAAAATTCTGCTAAGTTTGCGTAGTGTTCATCGCCACCTTCTGGTGAAGCGGCATTAGGATCAAAATTAATTTCAACTGATCCATCTTCATTTTCGGTTGTCTCTACAGGTCCTGGTGCTTGTTGCTCTTCTACTGCAACTTCTTGTACTGTTTCTTGTACCTCTTCATCACCCGGAAGTCTAACGGTTCCTCTTGGCCCTTGTGTTAAGGACTTGTCTATTTTGTCTGCCATTTGTTTTCTCCAATTCTACTGTTTTAACAGTATTATAATTAATATTCAACCCCTGAGGCGTGGGTCCTGCTTCAGGCGCCAGGAGCCAGGTCTTAGGGTATTTTGATGTCTTTGATTTGGTTTGCATATTTTCCGAATAGTGGTTTTTTAACACCTCTCTCTTCTAAAAAGGTCTCTTTAGCTGTTTCAATTTCTTCTTTAGGTGCTGGCATCTCTATATCATCCACCATAGTCATATTAGGTAAAACAGTAGTATCAAAATCTCTCTCGGCTATTCTTCTCTGCTTTACATCTTCAGGGGTAGCATCAACTCTTTTTTTCATCCAATCTCTTGCAAAGGTAGCCTCATAAGGAGTTTTAAATTTGGGTTTTGTGGGCAAATAATCAAAGGGTCCCGCCTTTTCTCCTTGCCCTGTAAATTTATCTTTTAAATAATTCTTAGCACCTATTAAAATTCCAGGTATATTAACTACATCCTCTCCAAATTTCCCGACTGTATAAAGCCCTGATTCCTTTCCAGAAAGTCCTGCATCAATGGCTTCGGAGAAATTCATTGCAGCGAAAGCTGGTTCTAGTGCCCCACCAACCACTCCTGCTCCTTTTAAAACTTTTCCACCAACCTTAGCAATATCCCCAAGTAATTCGTTAGCAATGAATCCTGCTTGTGAATTTGTAACTTTAATTCCTTTTTGATTTGCACGCTCTAGTACCAAATTTTTTATTTCTTTAATTTGTTTATCTGTAACTTTAGTAATTTTTGTATGAGGTAATCTTTCAATATCTTTAGTCGTATATCCAGCGATTGTTAGTAAGTCTGGATTATTTTTTATATACTTTTTAAAATTTAAGTTTAAATCTTTTTGATTCTTTAAACTTTTGATTATTTCATCTCTTATATTTAATTTTTGAAATTCTTTAACTCCATAATCAAAACCAGTTAAATCTGTTGAAACTTTACCAATATTTAATTTTAACTCTCTAGCTACTTTTTCTACGGCTTTTTTGGCTTTTAAATTTTTAGTAGAAATAGCATTTTCATATTTTGAAGATAAAGATTTTTTAAAATTATTATTTAATTCTGCATCTAAAATATTTACTCTTGTAAGTTGATCTGCACTAGAATTGAAAATGTTTTTCAATGTTGACTTAGATAAAGGATGATCTAATTCAAAATTAATACTTGGGTATTTAAGATTAATAGCTCTTTTTAATTGTCTATATTCATTTAAATTTTTCTTAATAGCTAAAAATTTTTTAGGTTCATATAATGTATTTAGTTTGTTAGTTCCTTTAATATTTTTTCTACCAAAAGCATCATAGAATAATTCATCTATTTTATTTCTTTCATATGTAATTAAACCTGACTTATGTAATTTACTTAAAGCATTATCTGATATTGTTGCATTTTCAGGAATCCAAGTTAATGTAGATCTTCCCAGATCTTTACCAGAAACCAACATTCTTTTGTCATATATGCTTCCTTGAAGAAGGTTTGACTGTTTTTTTAATTCTTTCATGGAAATATCATTATCTTTAGCAAATTTTACAGGATTAAATTTTCCTTCCTTATTGGTTGCCTCTAGTAATTTTATTTGAATTCCTTGATCTTTTAAAACTCTTTTTTGTCTTGAATCAAATTTTCTATTTGGATTCCACTCCCCATATTTTTCTATGTCATCTAAATATTTTCTTTTAAAGTTATTTCTGTCAGTTGCGTTTAAATTATTAAAGGTTGTTACTTTAATTTTGTTTATTCTATTTGGTTCTTTATTTGATTTTTTAGCCCATTCTTTTGCAGCTTTGTCTATTGCTTCTTTTCCATAAGCATCATACAATTCTTGAATAGATTCTTCTCTTATAAGATTAGGATCTTTAAACCCAGTTCTATCACCCATATCTTGACCTTGGATTGTACCACCACCAATTGTTCCACCTTCAGCTTTTAATTCTATACCAAGTTCATCTGCTTTCTTAGAAACTAAATCTTTAACAAACCACTCAGGCATATCCGCGCCTGTTAAATATTTTTTTATTCTCTCAACATAATCATTAAAAACTTTTTGGTTTCGTTCTTGTTGTGATAAGGGATTTGGTTTTGGTAGAATAGTACTGCCCCCGTTGGAAAATTTTCGACGGGTAAGATGCACCATCATTTGGTTGTAGTGATGGAGTTTCAAATTAAACTCCTAAAATAGATGCTAGTCCGCCCGAGGCTAATGTGATTCTAGTTTTATCTTCTTCAATTAAATCTTTAACTACTCCCATCTCTGGAGACGCAGAGGCAGTTCCAACTCTAATTTCATAAAACTCTTTTAATTCATCCAGAGAATTTGGCTTACGACCTTTTTCTCTTATAAATTCTTTTACTACTTCTTCAATGGTAGGTTCAGGTTTTTGGGTCATACCTGACACAGCTTCTCTTTTAAATTGTTCAATAGTCATTGGCTCTAATCCCAGTTCTTGCATTTCAAAAACATACTTATTATATTCTTCTAATAACATTGGATCTTCATTTGCCAGTTGCATGATGCCTGATTCTTGGCCCCTGACTTGTTCGCCATAAGGAATGTTTTGATCTTTCATTAACTCCATTGTATTTAAGTCGTCTTCTTCAAAGACTTCTACTTCATCACCCAATGCATAGTTTTTTCTCATAATTCCTCCCGTAGCCTTTTCCTCCGGATACTGAATTTTTATATTATTTCTTTTTATATAATCCGTCAAGGACATACCGCGTTTCTTTTCTTCACTCAGTTCATAAGCGTCAATAACTTCTGCGTAGGTTTCCATCAGTAATAAGTCCTTTGTGTTCGAGGAATTTTTTCCTCCTCATAATCTTCTGGGTGAGCTATTAGTCCACCTTGTCTAAACCTCATAACAGCTTGGGTCATACTATCTACCAAGTCATCATGATCCCCATAAGGAAATGCAGCACATTCTTCAATTACTTCTTGTGCAAACTCCATTTCTTTGGGCGCCCATATTCGGCCACTCTCGAATAGAGGTGAAACCGAGTTTACCCTAGTGTGCTTATCATTGCCTTTACTAGGTGTAAAATTTATAACAGGGATTCCCATCTTACGCAACTCATAAGTTAATGGAAGCCCTGAGGCCTTACCTTCAATAATTACCGTCTCTGGATTCCAATATCCATATTGTTCTAAGGCAACTCTTCTTAACTCAGGGAATTCATATCTTCCTTTTAAAGAATCTACTAAAATTAAATTAGGTGGCTCATCCTCCGAGGGACGAAATACACCCCATGTTGTAATAGCTGAATAGTCAGCAGTTTCTTTTTTCATAAAAGCTGTATCATAAGATTGTA